TGCTCAACTTCCTCAATGTCGTAGCCCATAGCGACCAATTCACTCACGGTCTTGAGCATACGATGAGCAACATAAGATGAATCATCGAGTGAGCGAGCGTGGCGAGCAATCAAAACTTCTTCTGGTGGAATGGATTCTATGCAGACTTGGCTTTTTGACTTTACTCGTCTAATTTTTAAGTTATAAGAAACTGGTATTTCTTGGGTCACTTCTTCGCCTGAGAGTGGGTCGATTTGTGTAATGGTCTCCTTTTGCGCCACTTCTTCTAAGAGTTCTACGTCTTTATCTAAGACAAGCGCTTGATAAGCTTGGGGTGTAAGGTTCGTGTATTCGTGCGTGGAAGTGGAGATACTATCGTCCCAAAACGCTTTAACAAAACCTGACTTACGCACGAGGGCATCTTTAAAGGCATCGTACAAAACTTTAAAGCCTGGATTCTTTTCTTGAATCACATAGTTGACATAGTCGGTTTGTTGTTGCGCTATCGGAATATCTTCAACATTCTTAGGCACGAACTCAACCACTTTGTTAGCACCAAAGAAAGTACGCATGACACTTGGGAGCATAAACAACACAGTATCTCGTACGTCCGTGGAGACATAATAAGATTGCACCGAGCTGGTCGGTTCTGGTTCGTTACCTAAATAATATTCGGTTGATTCTGCTCGTTCCTCACCGACTTGGTGAATGTAGTCCTCAGCATCGTCCATTGCGTTTTTGAGGTATGCGCTGAGATCGTCAAAGTTCTGTTCTTCGACTTCGTATTTCTTATCTTGTTCTGCCATAAATTATCCCACTCTTATTATGCGTGATTTTAGTGGTTGTCTGAAATTATAACCTAAATAACTCATACTGCCACTAGCACCTGCTGCATTTGATGCCATAGTGAGGGCCAAAGCATCGGCACGGTCTGGTGACTTGACGCCACGTTTACGCATTTCTTCTTTACTTTCTAACTTTATTTTACCAGATGACGTATATTTGTAACTAGGCGCAGCCAGTTCGGAACACAGTTCATCATCTTCAGGCAGCCGACAGTCACGCTGCGCCAACCAATCTTTGATAGCAAACCAGAGTTCCGCCCGCAAGTTCAAATAATTTTTTTTGGTACTTGGTGCTTCGGCTACGTTCACCCCACGAACGGGAAGGTTCAATTCACGTAATCTATCCACGACCCCAGAACCAATACCAATGACATCCACTAAAATTTCTTGGGGTTGTTCCATGACAGTCGCATCGTCAAATCTATTCTTAATGGCACCACAGAGTTGCATGAGATCCATCGAATGGAAAGTCTGCACCTCAAACACCGTATTACCCTGACGCACGCACAAAGCCGAATTATCACCACCAAAGCGAGCGACATCCAAACCCCAAACAATCGGCTCACTTGAGGTCAGCGCCACATCACGACCCATGGCTGACTTAATCAACTCCATTGGTATGACTGTATCATCGTCCATCTTCGGAAACTCACCCAAGACTTCAACACGGGCGACCGTAGAATCTTCTCCGTATTGTTCCAACATCCGATTGAACAAAGCGGTATCTGTGCCTTCGACCGTGCGGGAATCTATTTGCTCGGTGTTCCAGTAAGGTTTCTTAGCGTGGAAACAATCGTAGAAGGGTCCTGTGTTTCTACGTGGGTTAGAGAAACAGAACCAATATCTGTCGTTCGTTGGTTCGGAGAAGAAGCCTTCGGAGACTGAGTAAATCGGTGCGGGAATACCTGAAGCTTCGTCCATTATGAGACAGACACCGTAGGATGAGTGGATACCAGCAAAAGCGTCTGGGTTTTCTTCACTCCAAAGTTGAGCTTGAGCGTAGTAGTAGCCTGTGTCGATTTTGAGGTCACGTACGAGCGCTTCTTCAAACCAAGGCGCTGGTTTAACTGTGGTCGCTGTTTTAGCAAACCAATGTGAATTAATAGCGAGTGTGATCCATTTACCTAGTTCCGCCCACGTACGGGAACGAAGCTGTTGTTCTGTGTTCGCTGTGACAATAATGGTAGAACCAAGTCTGGTGGATAACATCCAAAGGATTAACCATGAGACTAAAGCTGATTTACCAATACCACGACCAGAAGCCACAGCCAGTCTAAACATCTCTGGTTCTACTTTGCCGTTATTCCTTTGTATTTGTGTTGTAATTTTTCGCAAAATTTTTTCTTGCCACTTCCTTGGTCCTGAGAAATGCTCGAGGGGGGTGTCCTTTTGTCCCCAAGGGAACACGAATTTAACAAAGTTTAATGGATCATCTTTGATACCAAGTGACCAGATTTCGGTCATTAGTTCTTTTTCTGCTTCTGCTCCGTATTTCATAAAAAAATTATCTCATTAGTTTATATATATGTACCACCGCACATATACGAACGGGGGGTCAATCATTAAAAAGTTATCCACAATTTATTCACACTTATATATATGCGTTCCCGTACGAACTAAGGAACGAGGGGCGCACTCTAAAACAAGAAACAATAAAGGGACTAAGAAAAAACTATTCCTCATTTGGTGCGCCAATGGTTTTTATACCTGGTATTCGTTCTCGTTCGTTCGTGTCCGTTGCCTGGCCGTCAATAATTAAACGATCTTTGGCGTTCGTTAGTATGCTTTTTAAGTCCAAGTTGTGTTCCACTTGCTGAACGTCACTGAATGGATTGCCCGCCTGTTTGCCTTTGTTCTTTAAAAAGAAGATCTGAGCGCTCACGCTTGGTTCCTTCCCGTTCCTTCCCGTGGCTGAGTCAAAAAGCGCTGATGAAACTGTGGCTATGGATTTAATCTTGGCGTCTCTTATATACTGTTCAAAATTTTCATTTTTCTTTTTATATCTTTGTAGGGTTGAAACAGAACAACCCAGAACAGTCTTACATATAGCTTCTTCAGAGAAACCAAGACCAGCAAGACGGCAAGCTTCCTGAACTTGTTCATCTGTAAATTTGATTCTTTTACGTCCTCTTTTTCCCTTTTCCATGCTCAAATTTTACCATTTAAGCCCTTTATTTATGGGCAATGAGTAAAAAAGAGCATTTATTTTGAGTTATTTACTTGCATTATGAGTAATCACGGGTAATATATAGTTATGTTATGGAATTAACCATGACTGTAAACGAGAGAAAAAATGACTAGAAAACATTTTATAAAACTTGCCGAATTGATTAAAAACAATTCAAGAGTGGCCAACGTAAAAAATGCGCCTTTGTTCGTTATTGACCAGAAGGAATTTGTAAATGGACTTTGTAACTTCTTAAAATCTGAAAATCAAAACTTCGATACCAGAAGATTTAGAGAAGCAACAGGGGAAATATTAGGGAGCTAATGCTCCCTTTTTATTTGGGGAAAATATGAACGATAAATTAAAAGACTTATCTCAATACCAAATTGAAGCTCTAGCACTTAAAGGGCTAGAGACAGAAGCAGATAATAAAAGATATTCTTTATATCACATAACTCAAGACTTATTAACCGAGTTAGAAGATAACAAGGAAGAAATACTTGAGCATCAATATCCAGAGGATTTAGTTTCTGAATATGTAGATTCAAATATTTCTGTTTATACCTATGACCAGTTAATGATATATGCAAACAATCATAATGATTTAGATTTGTATGATAACGATTCTGGTAACTTTCAAGACGCTATTGTTTCGGCTATTTATTATTACTTAGCCGAAGAAGCTGACGCATGGTTATTCAACAAACAGGAGGAGCAAGTAGCCAGTTAAATACTGGCTACGTTTTTATTATGAGTATTAAAGATATAAACGATCTAAACGACAAACACGTTAGCAAGTCATTAGTAAGCTTTTTACAGGATTGTTTTGACAGAACGATAGAAAGACGGCACAACAAACCAGCTAAAGACATTACTTGGAAAGAAATGACAAAACAAGAGCATACTATTCAGCTTGATATAGTAGCCATGAAAACCAGAGCAAATAAAAGGGGGAAATAATGAATAAATCATATAGTTATTTAGAGTTAGCAAATATGCCGTTATGCTGTGTCTGTTGTGGCAGTAGGAATGTAGATAATACAACTAATACTTGTTTGTCTTGTGGCTCAACTGAAGGCCTATGGTCTGACGAAAGAACCAATAAAGAATATGAGGAGGTAAACAATGACTAAAACCATTGAACAAAAAATGGAGCTTTGGAAAAACAAAGCAGACGATATTAGTATGTTTAAATTTGCGTCTATGTTATATATCACAGCTCCAGATAATGCTGAAAACAAACTAGACGAAATAATAAATATGGCAAACTCAATAGCAACGAATTTGAATGATATTGAAATAGCTAGAGCAAAGAAAGAGATTGAACAAATATTGGAGGTAAACAATAACTGAAGTAAAACAATTTCAATATGACCCAAAGTTTAATTTTGAAAGCAACTTTACAACCTGGTTTCAAGATACGAACGAAGAGCGTTTTAAATGGCGTGAAGAACCATTAAACGAAGAAGAAGCCTATGATGTCTTTGTGCAGCAATACGGCCATCATAAGGTGACGTAATGATGGCACTAGCCCAGCGGATGTTTTTAAATTTAAACCGCTCATTGAGGGACTGGCTCACCCAAGGGCACAACGAGCCAACGAACGCACGAACAATAACAGGAGCTGTCGCCCTATTTAAACTATTCATAATCTGATATAAGATAGTTCCTGTTACCTTTAGACCCAACGGCAAGTTTCCCCAACTCTCTCGTACTTGCTAGCGGGTCTTTTTTTTATACGCCCTTTGTCATGTGTTCGTACGCATCCTCACACTCACGAACGAGCAAACCACACACGCAGTATTGCTCCTCATCATGCTCAGGCGCACCGACTTCCGATCTTAGATCCTCACTCATGCTTTCTCCTTTATACATCCACCTTCAATAAGAGCTTTAGCCACTCTAATATACTCAGCAGACAGTTTCCAAACTAAACCAGTATCAACTAAAGTCTGCCATGCTTGTGCGTCTTTCTCGATTGTATCAACTTCTATAAAACCAAGCGTAATCCCTATCGCTTCATAATTATTCATACTTTCCACTCCTTACAAAATGACTTAACCCAACCAGGAGAAAATGTTTTCTCCCGCTCGTTTGTGACTTCTTTAACCTCACTCGCTCATCTTCTAGGACTAACCAAATAACATTACGCTCCACTAACTCAGCTATGGCCCGTCCTGCTGTCTTACGATTCACTCCAGTCATTTGCGCATAGTAATCAATGGCATCATGACTTGAACAAGTTTCCCACCGCCACCGCTCACACAAAGCCCACAGAATTAACTTCGCACTCACGCTCAAAGTTTTATCACCCACCCACGAACGATAGTACCGCCAGACTTCACCACGCACGAACGTAAAGTCTTTACTCTCACTTACGAACGCACGTTTAACGAGACCACTACTTTTCTCGTCCTCTATGCTGTCAGTAATCCACCAGTATTCTTTGTCCCTTGTTCTCATTGTTCGTTCCTTTGTTCCCTTACCTTCGTGCTTGAGTGAGAGAAAAAAATGCTAAAGCATTTTTTATCTCTCTATTACATGTATATGTAATGGATATATGGGTAAGTTTTACTAGGTTCATGTCCCTCTTTTACTATATGTATGTCCCTATCTTACTAGGTAGTATAGTAAAACTTACTATACTAAGCATACCATTAATCCGTTATTTTTCTTCTTGGTTTGGTCTTTTTCCATTTATATTTCTTAGCGTTCTCTTGGTTTTTACCAAAGATTTTTTCCCAATTATCAGCGAATTGTTCGTCTGATATTTGGCGTGGTCGTTGGTCTGATCCTTTACCACTCATTTGCTGTCTCCATATTCAACGACACCAAGCGTCCAATTTTCTGCCACTTTTTCGGCATAACTTTCGCTGTACTGGTGCAACTTGATGTTACGCAGATACTCGTTAGCTTTAAAAATATTTACTTCATAACCTTGTTCGGTTCTGATAATCTCAGCGTGTTTACCTTTGGTATCACCCCAAGCACTAATAATTTCTACACTCATAATTTACTCCTTCTCTAGTGTTCATTCTTCAAACTCTGTATCTATTGTGTCAGTAATCCATTTTGGCACTATGATGTCAAAGTCGTCAATGTGTTTTAAACCAGCGATATATTCATCCAGTTCCATCTCAAAGCGTCTGCGATACTCCTCACGCTCGAGCCAAGGTTCACCAATTTTAGATCTAAACTTGCAATCTTCACGCCAGGCTAAGTCTAAGTTCGCTTCGGTATAAATAATCATGTCCAGTCAATATCCCCTTTACTGTAAACCTCTAACGCCACATCACGTCTGATTAAAGTCATAACCCTAGTGTCTGCTTGGGCGTTAGATTTCACCACGCCCGCACGAACGACCCGTGTTCTATCGTATTCCAAACCTTCCTCAGCACAGATACTCTCCACATCACCCTCACTAGCTAACCAAATAGCCATCGCCATTCTATGACCATCAGTTAAAGCAGACGCACCACGAATCGCACCTCTGGCTGCCATCGGGTCATCCGTATCGGTTAACATAGTTTTGGTCATGTGGTC